ATGGCCTTGATTAGATCAATTGCTCGTCCAACAACATTTTAATGATTAAAAGAAAGAGACTGAAGAAATGACTACTGATATGAAGAAATGCCACGTTGCCAAATCAGGTAACATTATCCTACCAATGGGCCGTTTATCTTATGCCCAATACTTGCTCGAACCGCAGGAAAATCAAAACGGTAAACTCAAATATAATATGAGTCTCGTTGTGCCAGACGGTGCTGATTGGAATGAATTGATAAATAAAATGGGCGGCATCGCATTGGAAAACTGCGATGGTGACAAAGCACACGCTAAAGAACTTGTGATGAGACGGTTCCTTGACCCGAATAAATTACCTGGTGGCGGTAAACCAATGGGTGACGAGTTTAAGGGTTGGACACTAATTCGTGGATCATCCGATTACAAACCCAAGTTTGCATATCCAAACGGTCAAGCAATCCCAGATGAAGAAGTTAAGAACGAACTTTATTCAGGCCGTTGGGCACGTGCAACAGTGAACCCTTATTGGTCTCCGAACAAAAAGAACCCTGGCGTATTCTTGGGTCTTCAAAACGTTCAACTGTTGGATCATGCTGACAACCTTGGTGTATCAATCCCGAATGCAGATGATGAGTTCGAAGATACAACCGGTGGTGCAGCGACACCAGCGGCATCTGAGAGCGATGTTGATGCGATGTTTGGTTAAATCAATCACGGGACGGTTGTATAAATGACCGTCCCGTTTTTCTTTTCAAAGGGACACCATAAAATGAATATTCCAATTTTAGGCCAGGTTGTTGAACAAGAACTCATCGTTACTTTTTCGAAAGAAACAGATGGTTCAGGTAATGTTAGTTTTGCATTTAAGCCTGACATTATACCAGGTAATCCAACATCACCTGAGCAACAGGCAGCATTAAATGTTGCTCAATCAATAATTAATAATTTCGAACTCAACAGAGAAGGAGAGCAAAATGCCGAGACAAGCACAACAGACAATTGATGCACTACCCATTGGTGGTAATGCCGGTAGCATGCTCCAAAGTTTTGTACAACGTATTGAACGCCTTGAAGAAGAAAAAGCCGCCATTGCCGATGATATCAAAGAAGTTTACGGCGAAGCCAAAGGCACCGGTTTTGATGTCAAAATTCTTCGTAAGGTCGTTGTTCGACGCAAGATGGGTAGTGAAACACGTCAAGAACAAGATTTAGTTATTGAGATATACGAAAAATCACTCAACAGCTTAACGGAGATGATGGAATGACAATTCTATGCCCACACTGCCTAGACGGTAATTGTTATATTTGCCGAAAGATACCAGCACGTCCATGGATACCAGATGAACTTGTGAAACTTGAGCCACACGACTTTGTGAACCGTCCGCCTCATTATAATGATCACCCAAGCGGGATTGAGTGTATTGAAATCACACGTCATGAAACGTTCAATATCGGCAATTCAATTAAGTATCTTTGGAAACGCGGTAAGAAGAACGACATTATTCAGGACATGGAAAAAGCAATTTGGTATATCAAAGACGAAATTAACAAAATTAAGAATGAAAGATTAGGTGATAAAAATGCGTGATATGATCCACGATATTGAGACGTATAAAAACTTGTTTTCGATTGTTTTCTTAAATGTGAAAACGGGCCAACTCAAGATATTTGAAATGTCACCTTGGCGCAATGATTGGACCGAATTTAGAGCGTTTACCAAAACCTGTTCAAACGGGTTCGTTAGATGGGTTGGATTTAATAATTATTCTTTTGATTATCCGGTCATCCATTACATGCTTAAAAACTTCAGGGGTGAACACACTGGTGAGGAATTAGCATTAGCCGCACACAACAAAGGTACACAATTAATCTATGCGCCGAAAGAGGAAAAATTTGCACAAACAATATGGGACAATAACCAAATAGTGCCGCAACTTGATTTATTTAAAATTCACCATTTTGATAATCTAGCACGATCAACATCACTTAAAGTTTTAGAATTCAACATGCGGTCTGACACCATTCAGGATTTACCGTTTGATCCATCTGTGCCGCTTACCTATGAACGATCAAGAATTATCATTAAATACAACATCCACGATGTGAGAGAGACTTTTAAATTCTACCTTGAGACATTGGATATGATCAAATTCCGTGAGGAATTAACTGAGAAATACGGCAAGAATTTCGTCAATCATAATGACACCAAGATTGGTAAAGATTTCTTCATTATGGAACTCGAAAAAGCGGGTATTAAATGTTACAAGTTTGACGATGATGGCCGGAAACCTGTACAGACGAAACGGCCCGTTATCCGTCTAAATGATGTGGTATTCAAATACCTCCATTTTGAGAGACCAGAATTCAACGCTATTTTAAAATGGATGCGGCGGCAGGAAATCACCGAGACGAAAGGTGTGTTTACAGAATTAGACGAGTGTCAAGAGTTTATTGATGCTAATTCCAATTTAAAAAAGAAAAAAGGTAAAATTAAGAACCTGAATTGCGTCATAGACGGCTTCCAATTCGATTTTGGTACCGGAGGTATCCACGGATCAATTGACCCAACAATACTGGTCGAGTGCGACAAATACGCAATACTTGATTATGATGTTACGTCTTATTACCCGACAATCGGTATCGTCAATGATATTTATCCGCAGCATCTCACCAAACAGTTCTGTTTAATTGGTGCAAAATTAAAGAAACAACGTACATCATATGATAAGGGTACTGCTGAAAATGGAATGCTGAAACTAGCACTCAACGGTGGTATGTTCGGTGACACGAATAGTGAGTTTAGCCCATTCTTTGACCCGCAATACACGATGGCGGTCACGATCAATGGTCAACTGATGTTGTGCATGCTGGCTGAAAAATACATGGCGATTGAAGGTGTAAAAATTATCCAGATGAATACCGATGGTGTGACGATTAAATGCCCACGTGATAAAATTGACGACATTGAGCGCGTCAATAAAGAATGGGAAGAATTAACAAAACTCGATCTTGAACGGGCCGATTACAAACGCATGTTCATTCGTGATGTCAATAATTACATTGGTGAATATACGGATAGTAAATTGAAGCGTAAAGGCGCGTATGAGTACGAGATTGATTGGCATCAGAACCACTCATCACTTGTCATACAAAAAGCCGTTAATGCTCATTTAGTTCATGGAACATCAGTTGAAGATTTCATTACGGGTCATGATGATATTCATGATTTCATGCTTAGGACCAAGGTGCCGCGGTCATCCAGATTAACGCATGGTGATGAGCAGGTGCAAAATGTCACCAGATATTTTATGAGCATGGACGGTAAACCATTGGTGAAAATTATGCCACCAAATCCTAAGAAACCTGAGTTAGGTGAACGTCATTTTAAACAACATATTAAGAATTTAAAAACCAAGGAACAATGGTGCACAACACCAATGAATGTAATGGATATCGACAATGTTAAAAACATCGATCATCAATGGTATATTGATGAGGCATATAAATTAATTGATCCATTGAGTGAAGGTATGTTATCAGATATGATGTAATTGTTATAGAGGATTTGACCCCACAATGCCCTAGAGAGCTGGTGGTTTAATCACAATTACTTAACATTGATGATTTAGAAAGTTCATCTTCTAGTGAACTCATGCAAATATGCCCGTAAGTGGTCTGTACAGTCGTGGGTGCGTCACCAAGTAACTTTGCGACCGCATATATCGAAACACCATCCTCAAGCAAGTGTGTGGCCCGTGTGTGACGTAAAATATGAGGGGTGATCTTACCAGCTGGACGACCATCAACCTCATCCACGTGTAGTAAATCAGCAGCAACACATGTTTTCTCAAAGTCGTAAAGTAGGTCACGGTTCGATCCCAATACAAAATTCGTTTGACGTGCGTCATAAAGATCGGTGAGAAGATCATATAATTCACCCATTGGTACGGTGGGTCGTTTCTTCTTTGTCTGTTTCTCACCTTGTTTTGACAAACTAATTGTCCGGCGTGAGAAATTGATTTGACTCCATTCAAGTTCCTCAATAGCGCGTCTACGAGAACCCGTCCCGTAACAGATTTTAATGAAGTTTTGTATGTTCTTCGGAGCATGCTGTAGTAGCACCAACAATTCATCTTTTAACAACCATACGTCTCGTGTTGGTAAATTGGTCGGTATCTCAAACATTGGTATTTCAGCCTGTACGATGCGCCCCCATTTACGGGCATGATTAACAGCGGCACGAAGTACCGTCAATTCTCTGGCAACCGTGCTTACGGCAACCCCCTCACTTAATCTGAAATACAGGTATTCACGGCAAGTCACAATATTGATGTCGCTTACCCTTTTTGCCGTAAAATACCGGCGCAATGCCTTAATCGCATATTTCGTGCGTTCCCAAGCTGATACATTGTGTTCACGCGCATATTGCTGAAGGATCGTTATAACATCATTTGTTCGAGTAATTGTCTGTTTTTTTCGTGACATATTTGTTCCTTTGAATAGCGTGAGTGTTTACCAGGTGTGCGCCTGTCAGGCATAAAACGGCCCGTAGACCGCCAGCGTTCAACTGTGCGAACGGTTACACCAAATTCACTGGCGACATCTTTCGTTGTGTACCAGTTCATTTTTTTTCGATTACTGCGCCCTCGTGTTCCCTGATGATTTTTATGGCTTGCGCAGGTGTCACGGTTCTATCGAAGACATACTCAGTGTCTTCGAACTTCTTAGTGTCGGTGTTTAAAACACTAAATGTATATGTGGTTGATTGTCTCATAATAAAATATCCTTATTAATCAATTCAATAAGGATACAATACCCGACATGTGTTTAAATGTCAATGGGAATTTCCAACATTTATTCTTCGGTGTCTTTTTCCGTAGAAGTGGATGCCTTAACGGCGAGTAATTGGTTGAGTTCAGTGACCCAACGACCAGTGTCAACTTTCAATGGTGTGACCTCAAGAACATGTTTTGCGACCTTAGGATCAAACGCCATGCGCTCAAGAAGTTCTTCAACGCGGACCACGCGACCCTCTGGCCCCAACAATCCATTTCTCAACTGTCTGATAATTTTGTTATAACCGGCACCACGTAGCATGCCGAATTTGATTTTTAATGCACCCTCGATCACAACCATGGTCTGTTTCTCACGCATGGTCATCTTGTCCATTGTATCTGAACCAGAGGTTGCCCTGCGTCCCAAATTACCCTGTTTAGACATGATTTTATGAATTCGATTTAATGTATTCATTTCGTCAGGATCAAAGATTTTACTTAATGCTTCACGATTATCATCAAGAACACGAGTAAGCTTGGAATAAACAACAGGGCGACCACTTGTGTCAGTGTCAGGAATGTCCGTATCAGATGCTGCGGTACCTTTGATCTTTTTCTGTAACCAACGCACTGTAGCCTCTTTAAAACCATCCATTGCCTCTTTATCGCTACCGATTTGAGCAATAACATCATCGATCTGTTTAACGCGATCCTTTGCATCCATGATGTCACCAACGTATTTATCGGAATCGTACTTTGATATTTTACCTAATGGTCCAGATTGTAATTTGCGTTCCTGTTTCTTGAGGTCGCCTTCAGCTTTTCTGATGTTGGTTTTCAACTCTTTCAGCTGCGTCAACGATTGGTCCGTTATGTCGTCGTTCTTCATCATTGACGATACAATACCTTCGTATTTCGATTTAAGGTCATCTGGTAGAATATCAGCATTATCTGCAATAAAGTTACGAATAACCTTCGGATTAAGGCTCGACTTACGGGCCAATGTCGCGTCAAAATACAATTCAATAGCATCATTAGCTGATTGTGTATCGGGTGCTTCATCTATGATTCTTTTCAGGTCATCTGCTGCGGATGATGTCTTGTTTAAGAAAAATGATGCCATGTTTTCAGCATCGGATGACCCGGTGCCATCACCGCGCTGGACATTATCACGATATTTCTTACCATATCCTTCGGCAAAGAAAGGCGCATAATTTTCTTTATAGTTGGTGTTCGCTTCCTTGAACTTAGGATCATTTTCAATGGTTTCATTAATACGTTTTCTGATTTTCTTGAGCGTATCGGCCTTTGAAAATTGACCAGCAGTTTGAGCAGATTCAATTTCCTTACTCAAGTTACGGCGCATTTTGAGAACTTCATCTGCTGGTATCTTACCGGCTGTTGATCCTGGTCCTTCTAGTGTGCCTTTTTGCGGGATGAAACTTTTAATACCTTCAATAATATAAGTAGGTACACGTGCTTCTGGTGTTTCCAGCTTAGAAACATTTTTATCAATATCAGTAATTGTTCGAAGGAGACTATCGGCATCAACAAATGCACCTTCAGCTGAGTCCTCAAACTTCTGATTTTTAACTGTTGTTTTTTCACTCAGTGTCGCATCTAATTGTTCATTCAATTGTGCAGACGCACGGCCCTCAGCGCCCCTACGTGCTTCAACACCGGCTGTAATACCTTCTTTTTCACGCTGAATGTCGCGCAGTGATTGCTCAGCTTCGATCTCACCTTTTTTCAGATCATCAATACCAGCCTGGGATGTCGATAATTCTTTATCGATAATATCAGCTGACTTTTTCTGAGGTGCCGTTACGTCTGCCTCAGGGTCCCTAAATTCGTTTAATTTAGATGACACACCTGTGCGAATTTGTTGATCACGCTCCATGAATGGTTGCGGATTTATACCGCGTTGTTTTACCTCAAGCATGGACAACCCGACATCACCTGAAGCCGGTCCAATCGTGGGGTCAGCAATACCAAGATTATCAGCGTCCTGGATACTCTCGTCAATATTTTTAATTGCCTGATTTTTATCTGTTACAATACCACGGTTGAAATTACCATCTTTATCATAGGAACCTTTTATAACATCGCTTGTGTCACTCAGAGCATCACGTCTCACGTATGATCCGTCAGGTAATTGAACCTCGCCCCGCCCGTACATTCCACGCCCCATGCCCTCAGCTAATTTTGCAGTTGATGTACCGGTTATACCACCAAATAAGGTCATCAATAATGTTGCAATCGGACCTTGACCTGTTTCCTGTGCGGCGGTTAAACCAGTACCAGCAGCAATGCCACCAGCAACATCTGTTGCAAGCTGAGATGTTGCGCGACCTTTATATGCTCGTGCGGCACTATCTAGTAATTCAGGTAAACGTTGCAAACCTGTTTTGATACCATGGGCCACCTCAGGTATGTGCCGCGCTCTTGCGGCTAAACCAGCGCCACCAATTGCGGCTTCACCACCAAGATCAAGTGCATTACCGAGTAATCGTTGACCACGTGAATATTGATCTCGATCTACAACTTCTTTGAAAACGTTGTCTTTAAACCACTGACTACCGCCAGTAGGGTTTTCATTAATTGGTGTATATGGTTGATCACCATCACCTTGTAAAAATTGAACACCCGCGCCAACCGCATCCATCAACAGATTACTTATGTCAACTGGTGCACCAAGAATATTTGACGGTATGTTAGCCGATAATGATTGACGTGCAACATCCCAGTTTGAGGGATGTTGATCAACAGGTGGCGCAACTTGTTGCTGTTGAACGGGTGTATTTATTTCAGGTGTGATCGGCCCACTAGAGAGTGCTTTCGAAATCTCATCTTGTGAGAAATCGTCTGGAAATTCATGAACTGAACCTTTGAATTCTATTCTTTGTGGCATTATTGATCACCTAATAAAACAGGATTACCATTTGCATCCCTACCCCATTTTTGAACTGGTGTTTCAATGACGGTTTCCTGTTGTGGGGTTTGACCAGCTTGACCAACACCGCCTTGACGCAATTGATTAACACCTGCCATTCGTTTTTCAATTCTTGCTCTTAAATCGTCCAGCATTTTCACTGCTGATGTGTCATCTGTGCCAGCACGAAGTATGCTAATTGCTTCTTGTGCTGCTTTTCGGTCATCATTGGAAAAACGATCTGCGTTTGTACCGTTAACAATAAATCTACCAACCTCATTAACGGTTTGGTGCATCTGTGCACGATTGGATTTAATACGGGTCATATCTTCTTCACCTAGACCAATTTGATCAAATCCCTGATCAAGACCTGGTATTTGTTTAGCGATACCAAGCGCGTTTGATCCACCAATGTTGCCAGGGATACCCGTAGACTTCCATGCGTTATCACCCTCAGATTCGATAGCGGCTGTTGTCTCATCGATTGAACGCAATATACCGTCAAGCGTGATCGTTTGTTTATCCAGCGCATTTTGACCGGTGGTACCAAATGGTTGACCACCGTCGATAGAAATTACCGTACCGTCAGGTTGCGTGATGTATGAACCACCACCTTCTTTAAATGGTGCAGACGCCAATTCATTACCATCAGCATCGAACCGAACACCACCTGGTGACAACGTAAACGGCTCATTCTGGCTATCATTGAAACCAGCTTGCGTATTCGCATAATTAACGCCAGCACCAGACTGAATATTAGCCATCTGCTCAGGCGGTAACTGCATCGCACCAGCAATCATTTGAAGCACATCAGCGCCTTGAGAAGGATTCTCAATTGCAGCTTCCATCGCGCCCTGGAGCATTTTCGGCATGTATTGACCATAAAGATCAGAAGCGCCTTGGCCACCTTCCATCTCAATCATCGCTGGCATCAACGCGTCAAGATTTTCAGGTGTCAAAATTTGATCAGGTTGGAAACCAGTTTTGTTAGCAACAAAATTCAAATAACCACCAGTGTCATTCTCAGATGGTGGAGCCCACGTGTTAATGACATTCGCTAAGGTCGGCTCATAAGCTTCACCAAATTTAGCCGCCATCGCACCACTGCGTCCTGTAACTTTTGCGTTAAGATCACCACGCATTGCATCCAGACCAGCCTGTGGTGAAGCAAAAGTTTGAAAACCATCTTCGCTACCAACGGGACGCATGTTACCAGGATTATTATTTCTAACGTTTAACGGCGCATTTTGATCACCAAAATACTGACTCATGAGATCACCCATTTTTGATGGTGCATCGTTACGCATTTGAAGACCGTCAGCATCCAATCCAATTCGACGTTGGTCAGCCATCTCGGTTCCATAACGGGCCGATAAAAGTTCATTTTCTAATTGCTTTTGCTGTTGATCAAGTGCGTTAGGTTGCGTTGCATAATGTTTGTACAACGCACCTACACCCTTATTCATGGCATCGGCCCAAGGGTTGTTATTTGTCATCTTAGAACCCCGCGTACATTGGTTTTGAACCAGGTATAATTGTACCACCTGGTGAAGTTGCATATGGTGAACCACCGAACGCAAATCCCGATGTGCCAGGGTTTGCAGCACCATACATTGCAGCGGCACTACCGGCTGCTTTTAGAAGTTGTGGGAACAGTGATGGTGCCTTATTTGCATTGTTTCCAGCAGCACTCATCTCAATTGGTAACAACCGCGCATCTCGTGATGCCGTGTCCTGAATATTACCAAACGCTCTTGCATATTTATTCCGGTCAAGACCTTGATTAAACAACGCGCCACTGAAGCCCTGTAATCCAGCAAGACCATCAACATTACGATCTGTCTCAGCAGTAGCTTTGTCTGATTCTGCCTGACGTGATAACACTACGTTTTTCGGTGTCGATCCTGATAAACCAATATTGTAATCTGGTTCTGTGCGGCGCTCACCAAATGCTTGTGTAAGTTTTGCGGCATCAGCATCCTTTTGCTCGTCAAAAGATTCACGACCCTGACCTTCAACATTTTCACTAAATTTTGCACCGGCTTCATCGGCAAATTTGCGTTGACGCGTCATGCTTGACGCGAATGCATCGTTCTTAGCACTTTGTACACGATTGGCATTTTTACCTGCCTCGCGTTGCTGTAAAAAACTACCACCTGCTGAAGCAGCAAGTGCAGCCATGGTCATCGGTTCACACATTATTTAATTCGAACTTATGAAAGTTCGCTCCTTTTATTCCAATTGGTTCAGCTTCACCAACTCTAAAACCTAACCATTTCAACCATCTCATTGACGCTTTATTTTCCGAATGAATATAATTGAATATGTAAAAATATCCCTCAATCATCTTATCGAAAAACTCACGATGCCCTTTAGTAAAAACCCTAATATGTTTATTAAAATTCTTTGTTGCCAGTAACCAAATTACACCGACACCATCATGACCCTCAACATCTGTTATACCGAATATACACAAAACCTCACCGTCTGCTTCCCATACCTGTGAATTCTCTACAATATTGGGTGTTTCTGCAAAAACCGTCTCGATTGTTAAACCACGCAGTGCTGCAATTTCTGCTATATCTTCTTCCCTCACATTATCAATAATGTACTGAACATCTGATTGTTTTGTTTTCCGTACTACATCTCGTCGCATTATCGCCCTACGTTATAAACACTGGAATTACCACCACTACCACTGAAGCTTTGAACACCACCACCCTCAGTTAAGTTACGCGCATTATTCACAGCGGACACATTACCTAAATTACTAAAGAAGTCACCAAATACATCCGCTAATGGGTTTGTTGGTTCAGCTGGTTGTAATGCTTGAGCAGCTGACGCGGCAGCACTCGTTGCATTACCTGGATCAGCTGCTGCACGGTTGTCAGAATATAGTTGTGATTTTCGAGTATCAACATTACCGCGAAGCTGGTTCGTGGCATTGAGTGCTTGATTTGTAACCGACAACTTCTGATCGTCGTAATATTTCTGTAAATTACCGAATTGAGTTGCACCGACCGAACCAGTCAAATTACCTGTACGGGCCAATTGCAATGTTAATTTTTTGTTCGCGTCCTGGTATTGATCTGTCAATTGAGGATTGTAATAATCTAAATATTGATTTTGATAACCATCGTAAAAGCCATCATCAAAGCCAGCAAATGACGTGTCAATATTTGATTGACCCTCAGTAATACGATCTTGACGTGCGGCTTCTTCTGCTCGCGCTATCTCTGCTGAATTGTCTTTAGGGGCACTAGGTGTACACATATCCGTTTATCCATCCTCGAAAATACCATTATAATGCATGGCGAGTGCGGAAAACGTAGCCTTACCTGCTTCTGAGCAAGTTAGATTTACAGCAAACATTGGTCCTACACCGGTTGCACCAAAGCGTTGTTTACCATAAGTAGTTTCTGAAACAGTACCCTGAGTGACTTTAACAGCGTCATTAGTCGGATCAGGTAAAATTTCAACCTTCCAGTTATTTATACAGACAATATCGAAACCCTGCAAGTCTTTATACCCTGCTGGGTTCTTAGCGTCAAAATAAGGAAGTTCAATTTCAATAACACCAGCATTTAAATCTGGGTAAGTGACATTGTTCGGACCACCATATAAATACAAATAGTCAACACCACTATCGGTGCCACGGACATAAATTCGATTACCAACCTTAGCGAATGCTTTTATGTCAAAATCAACCTCGTAGAATGACCATGCTGAAACCTTAGAAGATGGGAAATATGACAAAATATAAATACGATTTTTAATACCAATCCAGTATCGACCATCAATCGGTTCAATAACACTGTATGCTGCCGCAACTTCAGCCTCAGTAAGCGTGTCCAGATACTCACGGACGTGCGTGTCGATAGATGTGCCTACATCAGACACATAAGCAGCATTAGAACTATCACGAGCCTTTATAGAGCGAATACCGGACGTAGCCGGATAGAATACATCGTTATTACCATAAGGTTCAACACCAGCTGGTGCCACTGTACCTGTATTCTGTAAAGTTTGAATAAACACATTCGCAGATGAATCTTCAGATATAGACCAAATTCTAATATTGTTTTCAGAGAAAATGGCCATAAGACCTTGATATTCTTCTGCAACGGTTAGTATTTCCTGACCAGCTGTTTCAGAGGCCATATTAATAAATCCATAATCAACACCAGATATCCATTGTGTCGGCCCGTTTAGGGCTGAGAAATATAAATTCGACGCTGCTGTTGAATACAGTTTCTTTTTAAACGTGAGAATACTTGTGCCTGTGCCAGATGCGGCACCTGTTACAATATAATCTTGCGTTAGGTTAATAGTAATTTTGAATTGATCAGCTGTTTCAAAGGTGCCACCAATTGTTGCTGTATAAACTTGTGCAACAGCCGAAACAGTTGTGATACCACCCGACATTGTTGCGTCATGTGTTGATGTGACATCGCCACCCTCATTTGTCACAATCACAAACGTGTTCGGTGTCGCACCGGTACCAGCTGCTGCGGTAACAGTGATTATTGGTCCAGCATTTACAGCTGTGTAATTTGGGCTGGACGTGTTTGATGTAATTTGGTCCGCAATATCACTCGCGGTCTGTGAATTTGACACATCCCAATCAATTGCGGCACCCATGATATCAACACCATCAACCGTGATGGTGGTCATTTTATTGACACCTACGTTTCTTGTGCCGCCCGTGATTTCGATTTCGCCAGTCGCCTGGACCTCTGTAACTGCTGCAACGTTTGCTTGTGTCTCTGCGAGGGTGATTGTCTCATCTGGGTTCGATCCATTGTTTGTGGTTTGCTGGGAAATTAAAAATGATGTACCGGCTGTTGCAGCCGTAATTGTAGCAACATTTGTTGCGGCTGACGCATTCACATCAGCTGAGTTACTAATTGCCGATGCAAGCGCAGACGCAACAGCATTATTGGAACCAATAGTTGAAGCTAATGTATCCCAATCCGTAACACGATTAGCGCCATAATAATGATAAATATTACCATCGCTGAACTCCACAATTGAATACAATGTACCGTCGAAACCAGTCGCGTCAAGCACTCGTGTAATCGCCGTTGCCGGTGTCGGGTGTTGGGTAAGAATATGACTAACACCAGCTGGCACATTACCAGCCTCGGATGCATCATAACCGAGTGTGAATAATGTATCACCAACAGCATACAAACCATTAGTTGTTGAAGGGAAACTACCCGTTTGTTGTACGAATTTTTTGCGACGATCTATATCGCCACCACGTGTTAAATGACCATTTTTGATTGTCCAAGCTGAACCGAGTGGACCAACAACACGGTTCGCACGTGTTCGGTTCATACCAAGCCTGACATCCTGCATTTGGATATACGGCATGTTAACTCACAATCACTCTTGTTTTAAGCCTGTTCGACTGATCACCCTGCTTATTACCAAGACCAATCTGTATTGGTTCTGAAGCAGCTTGAGAATTTTTACGGAGAGTAAGTAATCTATTACTAGCCTTTTGTGCCATCAATTTCGCATCTGCTGATTTCTGCCTAGCGAGTATTCCAGCCGCGGCAAAAAACACAATGAGGTGATCATCAAGATCAGCACGATCAGCTTCTTGAATTAAATCACCGAGCGACTTTGTACCGAAAAAATATACTTCCCTAACAGCATTCGGAATCGGCCAAATTTCAAGTTGCTCACCACTGCCTGTGTCCCTAATATCCCATTTCAACGCTGGTTCTGATCGCTCAGGTGTTGACGCATTACTATCAAAAATCGAATAATCGTCAAATGTAATACCGCGAGTTAATTTGGTATAAACAGTATTATATTTATACTTGGCCTCTTGAATTCGATCAAAGTTTAAATCACTTGGGAAGTTATAATAACGAGAACCAGCCGCTAATGCAACGGTACGTTGGACACGCATATGCGGCCACTCGTAATCCTCATACAAAGTCTCTTGTGTACTACGTATAATTCGTTTAAGATTTTCGACTTCATCAGTACCAACAGAGACCTGTTGTGTACGGCCCGTTTCGGCTCTCAGCTGAGCGATCAATTCTAGTAATTGTGTTCCACGGGCCATATTTTATCCTGCCATATCCTCAAGTGATACCTGTTCTGGGGGTACAACCGCTTCTATTCGATCTGCTTGTGTTTGATTTTGTGGTAAACGTTGTGACTTGTCAATTGATTTGTCCCTTCGGGTCACGCTCTTAACTGCCGAAATCATATCGTCTGTGTCAATAATATTGAATTGTTCAGTCAACTCGTCCGGTAATACGGTTGGTAGCGAAGCTAACGGGCCGAATATGGTGTCCACCGATTGATCACGCTTAACTAATGCTTGATCATAAAGAGCCTTTAATCGGCTTTTTTCGGCACTCAAATTGATTAATTCTTTCTTACATACCGAAACCTTAACGACCGCATCCACACCGTGTACATATTGGAGGATTAGGACCTCAGGTGCCGTTAGGGTTTTTTGAACCTCGTTCATTGTTGATCCGGCTAAGCGGATCGTTGCATTGTAATACTGCATTTTTCATTGCCTTTCGCAGTTAGAGTGAAAAAAAAGGTGGTGCGGCGAACACCACCTTTTTCGTGAAAAGATTAACCACCGTATTGGGTTACACCTTTATATTTAGGATCAGGTATCGCAACAATGAGTTTAAACACTGCTGCACCATCTGCTGCACTATTTGGATCATACGTTCCGCGAACATCACCAGTCGTTGCTGTAGCAGCGGCTGATACACCGGCAACAATAGTACCGGCTGTTGGTGCAGCACCATCTTCTAGTTCAACCAGCACATATGCTGTGCCTGGGAGGAATACTGGAAGACCAAGAACATCACCTGTACCAACAAACACACCGTTTGATGTAGTGGCGCTTGAAACGACACCGGTAACAGTTTTGAATGCTTTTTTACCAGCAACGGCAGTTGCACCGTTCAAAGTAATATTCTCAACCATTGTGGTGCCATATTCGTCTGTACCAGTGACTGTCAATACAGCTGTATCGGCACCACCGGAATCGACAATAATGTTACGAGGCACATCAAGTGTCGCAACACCACCTGCAACCAATGCACCATCTAACGTTTGTGCACCAGCGGCTGCCGATTGCGCCTCACAAATACCATTCGGGTCAGATACATCAGCTGCACCAAGTGTCAATGTGAGAAGTGCTGTGTCAGCAGAATTGTTGATAACAATTCCCTCATCAACCGCACCATCGGTACCAAGAACATTAAACTGAGCATTCATACGGGCACCAACTGGAATTGAAGTCGCACCCAGATAAGTTACCGTAATATTTGAAGCACCGAAGGACACAGTGAAATCGGTTGGTGACGCCAGCAAACGCTGAAATTTATCAACCCAAATCTTGTGACCAAATGCCGTAAATGAACCAGCGTTTGTGTTAGCGGGGTACGAAAAAGTAGCCGTGCCGCTTGTCGCAATCGCTGAACCAGCAGTAGTTTCAGAAGTTTTAAAAGACATGATTTTATTCCTTTCTTCTCAATTAAGCGATTGTAACAATACCGGAGGTATTGCGTTGTTTACAAACAAGACCGCAAACATCAGTCATCGCACGATACATAACATACTTGTCATGTGGTCGAGCAGGTGAGTGACGTTTATTGCGTTCACCATCCATGTACATAGGGTAAATCGCGTTACAATCGATAATGTACAAGTATTTGCTTTCATTTTCTTCATCCAATGTCGGATCGTAGAAAATGTTAACACCTTTAAATTGGGTGTCAGCAACACTCATATCGATTGAACCTTGACCGGCCCATCCGTTGTCAGTGTAGGTGCCGTTCGTGCGAAGTTCTTTTTCAAGAGCATCTAGGAAATCGGAACCAGCAAACATGATGTGTTTTGGTGAACCATATCGTTTCAACTGACGGAATTCAACCTGTAGAGCCTGAGCAATTGTCGAACTCGCAGGTGACGCTGTTGAAAGTGCTAGGTTCGCACGATTTCTCCACCATGTATTTGTTGACTGATCAATACCACCAACGATTGTTGCTGATGTCGGATCGGTTAACAACAATGACTTCAGACCAGGAACAAGTTCGCTGTCTGCTGTACCATCACGCCAAAACATGTTGTTCATGCCACGTGCGCGACCTTCCATCATGTCTTCAATCTTATCATCAAGCAAATCAGCAAGTGCTGTTACTTCACGATCAGAGTGACGAGATTCACCGCGGCCATTTGAAGTTTCCGTAATAGAAATACCATTACGTTGCAATTCATCAAACGTAACTTCAATACCTGAGTGGATACGTTTATATGGGAAAGTTGCGGTTTTGATGTTAGCAGGATTTGTGTAACTCACACTGTCATCATGTGAGAAACCCTGGATAGTCGTTGAGTATTCACCTTTGACCCGAAGGGTAAGGAATTCCTTACCAGCTGGGAACTTCTTAGATTTTTTATCAAAAGCTTGAAGTAAAGGTTTGTCTTGGATCGTTTGAGAATAAATCTTTCCACGTTCCATGTGATGATCAAGAGTAGCATTAGAAATGTTCTCAAGTTCTTGGATTGTAAATGCCATGTGATTCGCTCCTTTGGCAGTTTATTGGTTTAATGTCCTACGAATCACGTCTGATGTATCTTTCGGTGCAGGTAAAGAGGAACTTGAACTACCACCATCAACAGTTGTAACAGCTTTCTTTGGTTTATATTTCTGCATTTCCGCTTCTATATACCCCTTGGCATTATTCGCCAATTCAATAGCCTGTTCAGCCGTTCTTGGTAACGTTCCGTTCTTACTTCCCCTGACCAACAACAACTCGATGTGATCGTGAACACGGGTTTTCTTAGCCGCGTAGTCAGGGTCTGATGTCGACCATTGCTTTTCCCAATTAGTTATACGTGATTGGATTTCCGCAACGTTCGTCTGCTGACGGTTGACCTGTTGTTGTTGCTGATGATGGGCTTGTTCATTTCTAATAACTTGCTGTGTCTGACCGTTCGCCCTTAATTGTGACAATTCTTGAGCAGCTGGTTGGGTTATAAAACCCTGATCAACTTGCTGTTTCAAATCATCAGGTAAAACACGACCTGTCATCGTAAGCAATTTATTATAATGAGGTGCAATAAGCGCGAGAGCCTTTTCAGGATCGCTCTTCATCATTGCACCAATATCAAACAGTTCGTTGGCTTCATTCTCACTAATACGATTAGTGGTCAAGAACTCAGTAAACTGCCTATAATTACCAGCATCAACCTTGGTTTCTTCGAGTTGCTGATTTACATCTCGATACTTGGCCTGAAGGTCTTCAAAGCGTTTACGTGTTTTAGGCTTCCATGCCTTTAACTCGTCTTCACTAGGTTCGTCAGAACCATCACCTTCTGCCTCAGCTTCGTCTTTCGGCTTAGCATCAGCTTCTTGCGATGTATCATCATCTGAACTACTCTCATCGTCGTCAGATTTGTCACCTTCTGGTTTAATGGCGTCCATGACGACATCAAATGTAGATGGTTCTTTCTCTGGCGTTTTCGAGACGGACGAACCCTCGGTAGTATCTGTGTCCTGTACCTCAGAAGTGGACGAATCCTCCGGTAACTGGTCCTTTTCGGGTTTTTGTCTCTCGACATCGGTTGGCGAATCCATTAAACAGCCTCCATTAAAGGTTCCCTAACGTTTAACAACGTTTGGTTGTACTTAGTGTGTCAAACCCCGACAATCAAGTCAAGAATTAAAACACTTAAATTTCTACTATACCATTGGCGGCTCATACGATGGTTGGGCACCAGGTTCATTGGTCACCGTTGATTGTGCATTGGCTCCACCTTCTTGACCTTGGGCCTGAGCATCACCCTCCGCATTTACAGCATCACCTTGTGCACCACCCATTTGCGCGTTTAATGCTTGAATAGATGGCATACCTTCAACGATAATTTCATCAAGATCAATTTCAAGAAGATCAGCATAGCGTTGACCAAGTGGATACGGATTGACACCTGGTAACTGAAGCAGGTACGGCATACCGCGTTCCATGTTTGCAAGTTCAGCCGCCTTATTCGGTCTACCGGATGATCCGGCCCGTATCTTAAGGTGGATTTGTTTCGCAACTTGCTCCTTATCGAGTTGTGGCCACACGGCACCTGGTCCGACAATTTCAGTGATTGTTTCAGGTGATAATTCCATGATTAATAATTGACCGAGTGCGCCAAAAACATCTGTTAAAAACTCATCAAGATCATCCACATTCGATGACAACGATGTCATGCGTGATCCTTCACCGATGCTTGCTTCTGTTGCCGTGGCACCGCTAGACCCACCAAGATTAGCTTCCTGTGCACCAACTGTGCGTAACGTATCCTCCATCTCAGAATTCGTTTCGTATAGGGCCGGATCAATTGGCACACTCTCAAAACGCTGAACAAGATCACCAATTTTCTCACCTTGACCCATGCCCTCAAACTCGATCACAGAATGCGCTGGTGAGTTAGCTAATAGTGCTTTATCTTTTTCACTCAATCTACCCCTAACAGCCGCATATTTTGGTTTATTCGCCTCACGATGCATCCGTCTGTATTCACGTGACCGGTTGTATTCAGCCTGGACGTGCTTTAACTGATGAACATCAGATAATGGGAAAATATCTTCTTCGCTTTCACAATCATTGAATGTCAAAGCAAACACTGGCCAGAAACCTTCCATCCAGTAATCAGGTTCCTTTGGTGATACGAGATAACCACTATATCCATCGGCGATTGTGAATGTTTGACCAAGTTCTTTATTGTGAACTTCCCATACACAAATCATGCCTTTTTTATCAGGATTATCACCATCGTATTCACTGCTTGAACGACGATGGTATTCAGCTAGTTCACCCTGACCGTGTTGTAAATATGGCGTGAAAGAACCACCAACATCAACATTATATAATTTTTGAATTTCGTCATTTGTTTTATGGAACTCACGGGTGATCCAACCGGCACCAACAAATCCCATAAGCTGTGTGCAACGAGGGTCAGGTATAATGTGTGTTGATTTAGGAAACATAATTTTCGGACCTTCACGCAACAATACATTTTGTTGTTTCTCGAAGTCGCCAATCATTGTTTCAAGTTCAAATATCTCATGCTCATTCGCTGGATCGATCTCACCGTCCTGAACATCCTGCATACGTCTTTGTAACTCACCCATTTTCTCACGGGCATCCTCAAGACGCATTGTGTCATCTGGCGATAACTCACCAATATCACGCTGGAAACCAAGCATTGTGTATCCGACACCACATGTTTTAGCGCGACGAACAAACGATTTCATCAATGGTTTCAAACGTGGTTTTTGCTCATTCGCATAATAATCAAATGCTATTTCCAGTGTCTTACCAATCTTGGTAATCATCTCGTGGTTTTGGCGACCCTGCTCAATATCTTGGTACAACATCATCGCATTAATATCACCAGATTGCACACCCTGTAATGCTTGCATTGCACTCTCAGGTTTACCATCCCATATTTTGTAATCGAGTGTCTTACGTTTCTCAGCTGTTGCCGTTGGGTTCTTGGCATACAATGCCGCAACAGCTTGGTTTATGTAACGATTGACAATTGGGACAGTGTAGTTACCATTCTCAATCCATTCTTTTGACGCACCTTGACGAGCAATCATCATGTCGTCGCGCATACGTTTGAAATCTTTTTCGAAGAATTTCTTCGCGGCTATAATGGCTTGTGTCCACCTTTTTACGGATTCACGCTCACCTTTTTGCAAATCAGGTTCATCGCGTTGAACACCACTATTCACCTCAGGATCACTGATTTGAACACCACTTTGTTCTGCTTCTTGTTCCATTACCAACCCTCAGACTGCATTTCGCTTTGACGTTTACGTTGCTCACTATCGTGTATCACCCACCCCATTGTACCAGTTTTCGGAATATTATTTTTAGGCGGTCTGTAACTGGATGCAGCAAGTTCCTTACTTAATCCTAAACCAATCCATGCCAACCAGTCAACGAAGTCATCGTTAGCACCATTCGGAAATTTCATTAACTGATTTTTCGCATCTTGGTACCAAGGTGCGAACGCAGGAAAAAACACTTTTTTCATTGACATACGGCCCTGAATTGATCGCGCACGTGACATTTTATCTTTTGTCGGTGTAACGGGATCAAGCATTGTGTATGTCTGCGTTTCAACCATTCTCTTACGTAAAAACGGACCAAATGATTTCGATATTAATTCACTCTCCATCCACCACACAGACGGTGTATTACGCCGCATACTTGCTATCAATTCCTCAACTGTTCTATCAGTTTCCATCTGTTCCCAAACTAAATCGGGTAGGATATAAATATCATCATTTTCATCAATACCAACACAACCAACAACGGTTTTATCTCGTCGTTGTTTCTGGCTGACAGCATGATCTGACGCACCATATTTACGTAAATTGGTTGGTAATTCATTCAGTTGATACTCCATAATCATATCTGTTGTGAAGTAAATACCGTTATCCGGCGTTGGTGAACCCATGACAAGCGCAGAAAATGACAATGGATCACCGCGTTTCCATTGCGCGAAAAACTCAAGTGATTTTTCTGTTGACCATAATGCTGTACATGGTGCTTCACCAAATTGTTCAATAATCTTCGGGTCCTTGGGTACACTCATTTCCAGGCCCAAAGCGGTTGCCAATTTCTCATCACGGATGACACCTGGGATATTCATAAATTCCCAATCATCTGATATACCCCTGAAACGTTTATCCCTCTCAGGGTGAGTTGGATCACACAATCGACCGATCAAATCATCTTCGTTCCACCTCGTATTATGGCTAACTAAACCGTTTGCAATGAAATTTTTAGTAATTGCAACTTCAATGTCAAACACATCCTCAAAACCATCTTCTATAATCTCAACAACCTCATCATCCACAATCTTCA